CTAAGCTGCATAGCTGCTTTAGATGAGCTAGACATTGCTGTAGCTGCGGCAAGATTTGCCCTTGCAGCCTCTTCATCTTTAAATGCTTCAGTTGTACCTTTTTTCTGCATATCCAACCATGCGTCTTGAGTTAATTTGTCAGCGCCGGCAGGTGGTTGTAATTTCACGCCTTGTAAGTCTGCGTCATCAAAAATCTCGTAACTTGCAGCACCATCAGGGCGTGACTTAGCAAAGTCAGCAGCAATGGCAGCGCGCTCTGCATCAGTAATTGGTGCAGCATTTGGACTTTCTTCAATATCATAGGGCAAAACTGCGTCATTACGTAGTTGCGGCACTTGGGCAGATGCTTGTGGCATACCTTGCTGTCCACCAAATTGTTGTTCCACAGCGCCTCTATTAAAGGCAATCAATTCGTCGCGTTTTTTATTAACAATCTGTGTCACAATAGCCATACCATTAGGGTCGCTACCATACTGCTCAATTAGTTTGTTCTGCAAATCACCTAGGTTAGACATGTTTTGTTGCGTCAAGCCATTACTTGGCAATACAAGTCTTGGTTTTGAATTTGGATCATTCACGTCAACCACGTACGTAGCGCCTGTTTGATCCTGCGTAGTACGCATGCCCGCAGCTCTTGCTTTTTGGTTTTCTCTGGCAATAGTTTTGCGATAGTCAATAATACCTTTAATACCTTCACGCTGCTGATCAGCATCAAGCTTATATTGCGCTTGGGCTGCAGCAGTATCTTCTTGCGTGTTAGCTAGAGCTTGCTGTGCTACCATAGACCTAGCACCATCCATTTCTTTACGCGTATTTCCATAGCCTTGCATTTGTGTGCGTGCACCTGCACCCCATGGGTTAGATGGGTCAGATAACATTGCAGCACCGGCGTTGCCTAATGTTTCCCAATTAAGTTGGGTTTGACGCTCAGGAGAGGCTTGTGATTCTAAGTATTGCATGTATTTAGCGCGCGCTTCTTGTTGCGCCTGCTGTTGTTGAATTACAGCTTGCTTACTTTGTGCCATTTGCGCAGCACTAGGAATCATTGACATTAAATAGTTATTGAAAGGATCGTCAGGCTTTTGGATCGCAGTATCAGAGCGTAAATTGTCAATTGCCTGTGAAGTAACAGGCATGTTGTTAATTGGGCTTACCGCATCTAACGGCGAAATGATAGGCCAATCGCCATCATCAACCTCTTCTAACAAATCTAGTCCAGCCATTATTTACCTCTTTTTTTACTTGGTAATGACATTAAGCCACCGCATTTTGCTTTTACAAGACCACCTTTTGCTTTTTGTTGCACAGCTGCTGTAGCTGTAGTAGCGCCACCGGCAAGGGCTGCTAATGGAGATTGCCCTGTAATATTTTGATAACTTGTTGACAACCCACCTTGCGATGTTGGTACTGACTGATAACCTTGAATTGTACCTGCCAAAAATTGTGATTGGTTTTTATCCCAATCTCTTTGCTCTACAAAGTCACCGTACGCTGTATCAAGATTTGATTGCGTTTGTTGTTGTTGTGTTCTACCAATTGTATCAAGTGCAGCAGCATCTCGTAAACCAGCGGCTTGTTGTTGTTGTGCAACATTGGCTATTGCAGTACCACCTTGGATATTTTTAGTGCCCCAATCACTATATGTTTTTTGGCCTGAATCCCATGCAGTTTGTCCTGCAGTTGCTAGTTGCCCTGTCATAGTATCTTGTTGGTCGCGAACAGCACGATTAACCATATCCATGTTTCTAGCTGATCCAAATTGGCCGCCACTAGTAAATGTGTTCATAACACCTGGTAAAATATTTTGTGTTAAGTTTTGGTTTGAGCGGCGTGTAATATCATCCATAACAGCTGAGGTGTATGGATTCATAAAATTGTCTTGAAAATATTGCTTATCGTACTCGCTACCTTGAGAAATAGAACTTGCTGCCTCGTTCATTCCAGGCTTCCAAATACCTACATTAGCCCTAGTATCAGCAAAGCTTTTTGTCTGATCAGCATTAAAGCCCGCAACACGTGGCGCTGTGTACTGCTGATAAGGTGTACCAGCAATGCTTGACGCCTTATTGATATTGCCTCGCAAGTACTCTTGGTACCACTGGGGAAGACTAGCTTGGTCGGTTAAGCTTGTTGAAGTAGCGTTTGCTGGGGCACTTCCACCCCATAGAAAATCTGCGATGATTTTACCCTACCTTTCTTAATTGCTTAGCTGCTAAAATACCAGCTCTAATATTTTTACATTGTTCTACTGTACGTGTAAATTTTTTACCTTTTGTTGCTGCACTTATTTTTGCGCGGCTTTCTTCTGTATATACATTATGACCCATCCTAGCTCTTTTTTCAGGATCAGCCCATGCAGCCTTGACAGCTAACGATTTTTTAAGTTTCTCTTCTTCAGATTGTACACGCCCTAAAGTAGCTTGATTCCCAATTTTGGCTTTAGCTATTTTTAAATTGCGCTCAGGTGCATAAGCTAAAGGGCTGTCACCACCTGTTGTGCTGTTATAACCATTTTTAAAAGTATCGTAGCAGGTAATACAAATTTGCTCATACATATTTAAATGCTCTTTAGCGCAAATAAGTAACACACGTAGTTTTGGTGCGCCGTACTTACGCCACGCATTATACAATTTTTCATTACGGTTTGTTGTCGTAGCTCTATGCTCGTGTCCTTTATAGCGATACTCAGCGCTAACACGCGTTTGCCCAACATACATCTTTCCATTAGGAAATTCTAAAGCATAAATGTAAGCCATTATTTTTCCCCTTTAGGTAGATAGTGAGCAGCTGGTTTTGCTTTTGGTGGAATCTTGTGAGCCGGGGCACTGCGTTTATGCTTACGAATATTTTCGCGTAAAACATCTAAAGCGCTAGCGCCTGCTTCAGTGTTACCATCACCTAAGGCAGCAACCACATCTGCGTCCATTACGTACTCACCGCCTGACAACATTGCAGGTACATTATCTGCTTGCCCACCGCCAGCCATTTGTTGCATTTGTTGCTGCAAACTAGCAAGACCTCCTTGAGCTAATTGCGTGCGAGTAGTCTCGCCCATAATATTGCGTACTTGTTGGTGCGGTGCACCTGTTTCGCCATACATCATTGCCTGCTCAGCCGTTAAAGGAGTGTACTCACGTGTCATTGGCGTAGTTGTATCAATGCTGTAAGTATACTTGTCATTAATAGCTTGATTTTGTTGCAGGCGCTTCATTTGTTGCTGCTCATAAGCTGCTAACTTTTTATTACGCTTTGCCGCTTCTTTAGCGTACTTGTTAGATTGTATTGCGGACATAGCACCACCAATACCATTTAAAATACCTAAGCCAGCGCCTACAGCTTTATCAGGATTTGCTGAAGCCCAATCTCCAACTTTCTCATACCATGGAGTGTCGTCCGTAGCGCCTGCCATTTGACTTTCAGACTGGCCAAAAGGGCTAAGATACTGTGAAAAGTCTTGTGGCGCAGTTGACGCATAAGACTGATAGGAATCGGATGAAGGCATGTATGTAGGCATAAATGCTTCTGTACCAAATGAGCCACCACTAAAATTTGTCCAATCAGTTACTGGCGCGTAACTTGGCATTGAAAAGCTTGAGCTATCAAAGCCACCATACGTTGGTGCCATAGACCCAAAATCTTGTATTGGTAGCGGGTCAAACGCCGGAGCGTATAAATCATTCATTGTCCAATCTGCCATATTATGCCTTTGCCCTTGCTGCCGCAGCAGCGTCTCTTTGTTTTTGAATTGCCGCTTGTTGCATTTGTCTTACCTTATTATAATTATACACCACATTACCTGCACCGGTTAAACCTGTACCAATTGCATTTGCTGTTTTTGTATCAAAGCCGGCACTTTGAGCACCTTGTGAAACACCTTGGCCTACTGCACCTGTTACGGCGCCTCTTACAGCATTACCTGATAAAGCGCCAGTAAGACCACCGGTTAAAGCACCTGAAGCAATTTTACCACCTACGTCACCAAGAGTACCACCTAATACTGAAGCAAGTTTACCACCACCACTACTTAAAGCAGCGCCAACAGGATTTAAACCTACGCCGTTAGCACCTGGTAAAAAGCTTGCTGCAGCAGTTAGGGCGCCTATAGGATTTCCTTGAGCTGCAGAGTTCATTGCCAGGGCAACTCTAGCAGGTACTTGCCAAGGGCCTGGAATAAAGCTTGCAATAGTTGCAATAGTACTTAATGGGCCAGGTAAAAATCCTGATTTTACAGGTTTTTTTCTAAATAAAGCTTTAGTCGCAGCTTCATCTTTAAACCCTGCATCGTGGTAACTTTTTTCACCGTTAGTTGCAAACCCTAAAAAATTTTGACTTGTATCTAGAGCTTCATTATATCCGTTATTAGACATACCTTCAGCCAACTTCATATAGCCTTTAGGCGTTTTACCTCCGGCTGCAGTGTACTCACGGCGATAATCAAATTGCCCACCTTTTGCAACTGTATTATCAAGTAAGTCTTTTTGCTTTAAATACGCTTCTTGCGCTTGCTCATTTGACATACCTGGACGCATAAAATCATTAGCATCAGTCAATCTATACGCGTTCCGACCACTTCTGTCATTTGCAGAATGCAGCGCAAAATATTCGGCCGTTAATGGAGAATCACCTCCTAATTCATTTAGTTTTGCAAAATCAACTTGTTTGCCTTTATTATACCCTGGTACAGGCGTATAACCAAAAGACGTGGGACTTGTTTTTTCTAATGTAGGCGCTTTTCTATTTGTGTATTGCTGGATACCTGCCTGAATGTCTTTGTAAAATGGTGAAGCTTTAATATCGTTCCAATTAGCACCAACAGGATCAATAATTGCCTGTCTTGCCTTATTGTACCGATCGTAAACACCTTGCACTTCATCAATGCCAACGCCATACTTTTCTGCAAGCGCTTGTATTTGTTCAGGTGTTCCTACTTTTGCACTTAAAGCATCAATATTTGCCTGATTCCAATCAAGCTTTTTACCTTGCGCATTAACATTTCCAAAAGCACCATCAGATACCAACGAAGGAATATCAGCAACATAGCGCTGTAAGTTAGGATCTTTAAATGATACGTTTGCGTAAACAGGTTTTCTTACAGCTGCGCCTTTAAACTGCGGGCCCATACTAAAAGGGCCTTCACCTGAGTACGTAGCGCCAGTCATGCCAGTTTGTGGTGGCGCAACATATGTATAGTTACCCATACCACCTGTGTTTATTTTTACTAAATTTTTATTGCTATGGGGATTGTTAATCCAATTACCCATACCAGTATTGACTTCTTTACCAGCCTGCTGAACAACATGCGTTTTATTGTAAACACCACGTAGATTGTTTTCCCAATCAGTAGGCCCAATATTAAAGTCATTCCAGTTAATACCTGACGCTGAGGGCTGTAAATCGCTGTCTAGCCAGTGGCCTTGTGTTTCTGTAGCAGGCTGCGGTATTGCAGAAGGTTGGGCTTGTTGAGTTACATAGCCCTGTGTACCAAGGCCGTTTATGCCCTGGGCACCTGCAAGATTATTATTTTGGATACCTATGCTCATGCGTTTTCCACAGCTAAAATCAAAGAATCTGCCCAATCCTGCCATTGTGCAATATTATTATAGTCTATTACATTGACTTTTAACATATATGGATCCTGAATTAATTTACCAGCAAACTCACGCCAATTGTCATCTGTGATATTTCCTGATATTGCTTCTACAGGCAAAGCATCAATTGTCCATTCAAACCATTGCTTAAAATTTAATCCTTCTGGTCGAGGTATTTCATTACTCACGTCTATCGCCTGTTTCAATATGGAATAAAGGTACGCCCATAAAATAGTCGCCGTATAGTGTATTGCTTTCAAATTTAAGCAGTAATTGACGGCCTTGAATCCTTGTATCAACTCTTGGAGTATCTCTATCAAATTCAAATACTTCTGACTCAACCAAAGGTGAGTTAGCATACTCGCGTGTTAGTACAGTCATTTGCATTGTCCCAACTTGTGCAAAGTCAGGTTCCATACGATCTAATCTTGCCCATGTGTTTACGCCTTGCGGCAACTCACCGGTAGGGCCTCCTGTAGGGAATCCAAGATTACTTGTAGTAAAGTTGGCCGGTATTGATACAGCAACGTCGCCTGAAACTTTATCAAATCCTACTTCATGCTGCCATAAAGTATCATCTGTTCCTGCCATAATTGGTGCAGGGAACACTTGTGAATAATATCCGGCAGAACGACCTAACTCAGTGTCATACCATGTTTTTTCGCGTACGTTATAAATAATGGCGTGCGTACACTCTGTAGCCTCACCTCTAGGGTAAAACCACCAAATCTCGCCGTAGCGCGGGATTTTCATAGCCCAAACACGCTGACGATAATCTTTATTTAGGCCGTCAAAAAACCAGTTAGCATTTAAAGTATTAGGCAATTCTTGCACAACACCACTAAACATTAAAAATCTATCAATTCCTACCCAGTAGTAAATACCATCATACTCAATTACTGAATTACTAGACAGTATTGATGATTGCCCTGACATCATATCAAATCTAAACACGCCTTCAGCTGACGATACTTTTGACATTTTGATCACAGAATCTAAAGACCATAATAACGCTGCGGGTGAGTTGCTACCGCCTCTAATAGGAAGACCTTTGACTATTTTAGAGCCTACCACATTAGCTGAGTTATAGTCACCTGTAAAAAATAGCGATGGTTGATTTACATCACTATTTGACACATTACCATAACTACCGTACGTAACCAAGTAAGGGCCTAGCGTAACAATACCACCATCAGTGCCCACAATATGGCTGACAGCTTTAGCTGTAACACTAGAAATTACGTTATCTTGCAATACTGCACTTGTTCCTGCAATACTTGTAATTGTTGTATAGAATGAGGCACCGCCAGCCCCTGCTTCGGCAATTTCGATAAGGTCGCCTGTAACAAACGTGTTGCCCGCAACACCAGGCGCTGATATTGTGTTTGCAGCCAACGTTAAGGTATTTGTACCTGCTGTAATTGTTCCTGTTGTTGCAGCTTTATTTACGTCAGTCAGTTTAATACTAGTAAACACTGAAGTACTGTCTGTTGTCCCATACCATACTGGTGTTACTACTGAAGAGTCAATATAGTCACCATTTTGTGCACAATGGGCAAAAACGCGTGTTGCGGGGGAGCCTGCTCCGTCAAACATTGTATCAATTTGCCAATTATTATCAGTTCTTGAAAGAAAGCCTGAAGGAGTACGATCGTAAACCGCAGCACCAGACCCTGCATTATCAACCAATAAAGCCTCTATTTTAGACGTTGAAAAACTATGAACGATATTGGAAGGCTGCTTTGACCATAAATGCAACGCGCGCACAGGCTGCGTAAAAGTATCGGTTATGGCAGTGTAGCCTCCCATTTTTTTAGGACGGCCATACTGAAAGCGATTATGCTGGCCACCGTTAAAAAAGTCACCGTCTAACTCTGTGCCATCACGCTTATAGCCTGGCTGTGTTGATAATCTAAAAACTGGCATTATGCTTGAACCCTACCTGTTCTATCTGTAACATGCGCCATATCTTCTTGAGAGATACCCGCAGCTGCTTTGTCATACATTGCTTGCCACATAGGTTGTACTTCATAATTTTTCAAGAATGGTACAGCTTCTAACAAACACGCGTAGAGTAATAATTGAGGCGCGTATTCTGTTGTCCAATTAGTTTGATTATCTTCAGAAAGCGGTAAAGGTCTTTCATGATAAACTAATTCAAATGGGTAGGCAGTAGCAGGCGTAGGCACAACTAAATAATTGTCATAGTTGTAATCTGAGTAATACTTTGGCTCTCCAGTTACACTGGAATCTGGCCAGTAGCTTCTGCAATACTCGTAAGTACGCAATTTAAGAAAGTTGCGTATGTTGTTTAAGGTACCTGTACCAAAGTTGATGCTGACTGTTTCACGCCATCTTACAGGCTTAACTATTACAGGGTTTTCAGCTTCCATTGCACCTACAACTACTTTGCGGTAACCTAATCCGCGTACTTCTGAAGCAATACGGTTTTCTGCCAACATAATAAAACGAGGCACTTGTGTAGTAAAGGGCGCATCTGATCTATCAACGTAAGTCTTGATGTCAGTTACCAGGCTATCATAGGTTAGTGCTGCAGCTGTCATTTACAAAGCTCCTTATATACAGCATTATACTCTCTAACCTCTTTTACGGTTTCCTTAGTATCAAGTTTTGCTGAATAACTTATTGGTTTTACAGCAGGACACGGTATGCTATCCGTTGTCCCTATTGTTCGGGTCGGCATCGACAGGCACGCTGTCAACATTAGCCCTAGCAGCATTAGCACGAGCAATCGCATTTTTAGCATTTTCAATGCCCTCCAAAGTTGCTTGAGCTACGCCTGCTTCCATCAATTGCTTATCAGAAATATACTTTGCAATATATCCTGCCACTGATAGAAACAGGCGGAGTAAAGCTACAACGTCCATTATTTAAGTACTGGGAATTTGTCTAATGCTAATTTTTTACTAATTAAAGACCATACATAAGCACTTGCTGCCATTAATCCACCAACAATTAAACTTGTTGTAGAATCCAATAAACTAGCAACTAATTCAGGCGGAATCACTTCGTAACCAACTAAAAAAGCACCAACACCTGTTAACAATTGACGAACAATTGTTGTGAAAAATATTTTAAAATCCATGGTAAATCTCCTTTATAAAAATAGCAAAACAAATGTGACACGCAACACCTATAATAACAACAAGCGCCAAAGCTTTTTTACTCTTAACGCGCCTGTCTTTAGATTCTACCACTTATGCCTCATTTGTGGAACCACTTTGTGCTGCATAACCTGAATACACAGGGATTTTGTCTAAAGTCTGCGGGATCAGCTTTGGCCACATATAGCCAACAACCCTATCTTTTGTAAAAGGTGCAATACTTACTTTATTACCTTGATTACCACCTAATATTAAAAGACGTCCTGATTCATCATAGCCGTATAAAAATCCTACATGACCACCACCTGTTCTTTCAAATACAACAATACAGCCATGCGCAGGTCTTGCAAGGCGGCTGCCCCATGCTAAATACGACTTTGCTGATTCATATCTGGATGAAACGATGCCTACATTTTCAAGCATTGCCCCAACAAACGCAGCGCACCAAGGCACCTCATCTGTTTTAATGCCACCTCGCTTGATTTTTTTCCACCACTGTATAATAAGAGGTTCATGCTTAACACCAGTGATCTCTTTAAGACCTATGTATTTCTTAGCTTCTACTAACCAGGCTGGGCTCATTATTTATCAACCTTACCATCAAGTTTACTTTCAATGCGATCTAACTTATAAAATATAGCATCACCAAGCTTGTTCATGTCATCCCGCTTTACGTAAGTTCCGGCTACAAGTACCTCTATCTCTTTGACATTTTTAGTCAATAAAGTCATATCGCGTCTTTGCTCATCAATTGATGCTTTAAGATTGTTCAAAACCCACCCTACTAAAAAGCATATTAAACCAACCGCCATATTTAGCAATTCCTGAAATTCCACCTGCCAGGTCCTTTTATTGTTAATTAATTAAGCTTGTCTTGCAAGTACTGCTTGAAAAAAAGTAAACAAAATACCCGTTGTTGTATTTTGAGATGCACCTTGTGTTTGTATATAATAAAGTTCAATGTAATCTGTAGAGCCATTTAAATACACAAGACAAGAGCCTTTTGTATCCCCTCCTGGTAAAAATGCACTCATAGCTTTAAAGTCTGAGCCATTTTTATATACATGTACAGAAGAGCCTGCACCAGTAAAAACGCAATAACAGCCTCCAGAAACCTGGTAGTAACCTGCAATATTAGGCGTAAAACGACTGTTTGAAGTATCATACACGCTATTTGTGTCAAATTCTTCGGTTTGGCAAAGCACTTTTGTTAGCGTATTATTTGGTATTGATTGTAGCGTACTTTGATAAGCACTAAACGCTGGAACATCTTTTGCTGGAACACCAAGGCTAGTTCTTGCGGCAGCCGCTGTGGTACCGTTTGTACCGCCATTGGCAACGGGTAGTGTCCCACTTACATGTGTTGTAAGACCAATTTTACCCCAGCTTGGAGCTGTACCAACACCACCTGAAATCAAGGCATTGCCTGTTGCAACAGCTGTTAATTTGGTAAATGCTGTTGTACCTGACGCATAAACAATATCTCCAATGGTATAAGAAGAAATTGCTAAGCCACCTGACGCCACAGGTAAAGGGTTACTTAAAGAGGCTGAGGCTGCTGATATAGCGCCTGTAGCAGCAATAGCCCCTGTAATATTCAAGCCGCCAGCAATAAAGTTAGCTACTTGGCTACCACCAACTGTTACACCTACTTGATTGGCTGCTGTATTAAAAATACCTGTATCTGTGTCGGCAGCAAATGTAATTGACGGGGCTGATGCACTACCAGCAGTGAAGCTTGAAAACGCACCTGTTGTTGTTACAGCATTGACAACATTTGTACCGTCACCATACAACACGTAGCGAGATCCATTTGCTGTTGCAACACCTGAGCCTGCACTTGTTTTTACTGTGATTGTAAAAGACCCTGTTGTTGCATTATCGACATACCAGATTGTAGTTGTTGTTGGGACAATCACATTAATATTGGCAGTTAATAGCCCTGTAAACTTAAGAATTTTATAGCCAGCTTCTGCTGAAGTAAGCGTGACGTTTGAACCACCAGCAACGTTTTTGGTTAACTGTGTATAATTAAAATCTACAGAACGTCCCCAACCTACTGTGTACCAGGCAGTACCTGAACAAATTACCATAATAGATTCAGAAGGATTGAGCGAAGCACTTGCCGCTGTGTCAATTAAGTCACCACCTACTGGCGCCACTGTAGTTGTGCCTGAGCTACCGTTTCTAATAAATACAAAGTAATTATTACCCGCTGTTGCGGCCGAAGGCAGTGTAACTGTCACACCTGCTGTGTCAACAATAAGCCTAGCTCTGTCAGATAAAGCAACAGTCAAGTTAGTTGTAATTTGTGTTACAGGGCATGCTTGATTTAACGTTGTGCTAATTGCAAGTAAGCCATACCCTGCAAGGGCTGCCGCATCAACGTTAGCTGTACCAACGCCAAACGCTACACTTGCCCATACGCCAGCTTCTGTTGAATTGTCAGTTAGGTAAATATATTTTGCAGCGCCAGAGGCTACTGTTGTAATTGTAGCGCCTGTAGAAGTCAACACAGTTAAAAGCGTTGACCCTGTATTTGTGATTAGTGTGTCTTCACCAGGCGATACTTGATTGGCAGGTCCTAATGTTAAGCTAAAAGCACCATTACATTCAATTTGCATTATTTTTGCAATAGTATCTTCTGTAGCAGCCGTAGATGGCCACACAAGAACTTTATTTGCAGTTAGTGTGTAAGCTACAAAGCCTACGTCAGTTGCCTGAATAGGTGAACCTGTGAATATGTCTGTATATGCCATTAATCATCCAATCTAGTATCAGGACGAGGATGTTTAAGTGATATGTCTTCTGTTGGTCTTGGCCCTAATCTCCAAGGGTCTATGGGATCCCAACACTTATCACAAACACGCAGTCCTGGTGAATTACCATCAGCTTTTAGCTTATCATAATCCATACGGATTTTGCATCTATCACATGTTGCTTTAGCCACTGTCATCTATTATACACCGAAATGTTAGGTCGTAAATAAATAGGCGCATTATCGCGCTCTTCAGAATCTGCATTTTGAAGACTTGTTTGCGCCATTTGGATGCACAACTGGATCCTGTCAGCTGGCATAGTAGGGATTTCTACAGCGCACATTTTTGCAAGCTCCCACAATATGGCATCTAACCAACGATTAGGCACTTCAAGAGTATTGCTCATTGAGCCTACATCTTGAATTTCACGGTGTGTCAATAAATAAAGACACGCCAACTCGTCATTAGGTACAGGCCATAAAGTTACTGTTGGACTGATTTGTCTATCCATCCAATACTGTAATGGGGTACTACCTTCACTACGCTTATCAGGCAATGCTTGATAATCATCAATGTTTAGGCGCGAAATTGTGTAGTCGTAAAAAGTGGCTGACAGTTTATAGTCAGTTACTGTGGCCGCAGCACCAAATTCTACTTTCCAGTATCTAGCCGTAGCTGTAGGCTCAATAGGCACCCAATACCATGTGTCAGCCAAAAATGTGTTTGTTTGTGCTACTCTTTGCGCGTAAGTCACATCATCATCAGAAGAGGATATTGTAATTGACGTTGTGAGCTGAGCACTAAGCTTGAAGCCATATAACCGCAAAGTTGTTTCAGTTGCGTCATACACAGTTGTTGTGGCTGTGCTGCTTGTTATTGTGGTATCAATCGAAGTAATATCTCTGTAGTAAGCATTAAGCACGTCAATTGTACCTGGCGGCAAATTGTATGTAGCTTTATGGCTTGCCAGACCAATAAGAACTTTATCAACGCACCAT